GTTGTCGCCGACGTAGAAGGTCTTGTCGCCGACCTCGACGGTGTCGAGGCCCGCGATGAGGGTCATGGTGCCCTCAAGGCTGCTGCCAGCCACCTCGTACATCGACTGGAAGGCGGCGGCGGTGACGCTGCCCATGTTCTCGGCGGCCCCAGGAGCGGACTCAAGCGCGGAGTTCCACGTGGTCATCTGGACGCCGCCCTCCTCAAGGGCCGCGATCACGTCGTTCATGGAGTATCCGACGTCGTTGAACGAGGACACCAGCCTGCTCATGTCTACGTCGTTCATCTCCTCGGCGTAGACGTGGATGGCCTCAAGGCCCTCGGCGATTGAGTTGAAGTCGGCGTCCGTGCCGCCGCTCGTGGTGAGCGCGTCGGAGAGGCGCTTCATGTTGCCCGTGACGTCCGCCGTGACCGTCGCGGTGCGCTTCTCAAGCTCCTGCTGGGCCTTGGCGGCGTCCTCGATGACCTTGTTGGCGTTGTTGAGGCTGTCGGTCGCGCCCGCAATCTTGCCGTCGAGCGTCTCGACCACCTTGCCTGCGGCGTCCACCTCGGACGTGTACTGCTGGACCACGCCAGCGGCCTTCTCGACCTCTAGGTTGTAGGCCGCCTGCACCTTGGCCTCGTCGTAGGCCGCGCCGTAGACCTCCTTGGCGTGGTCGAAGTACGCCTGCCTGCCGGCGTCGCTGATGAGCTTGTTGTACTCTTCCTGCGCGACGTTGAGCTTGTCCTGCGCCTCGGCGTACTCGCCGACCGCCTGTGAGTAGTCGTCGCTGTAGTAGTCGATGAGCGCCTGCTGCCTGCGGGCCTCGATGTTGGCGTTGATGACGTCGGTCTGCTCCTGCACCTTGCCAGTCTGGGTGTCGATGATGTTCCCGTACTGGTCGAGGCCGTAGGTCGTGCCGCACTCCTCGTTGACGGCCTCAAGCGCCGCCTTGAGCTTGTACGTCTCGCCCTCGGTCAGCTCCGCCTTGCCGCCCAGCTCGCTGATGGTGTCGGCGTAGTAGCTGAGCTGGCCCGAGTAGTTGCCGAACTGCTTGTTGGAGTCCTCGATGGTCTGCTTGAGGCTCGCCAGCCTCTCCTCGTACTCGCCCGCGTCTGCGGACAGGGCGCCGATGGAGATGTTGAGCGTGCCGAACGCGCCTGCGGCCACCGACGAGGACTTGCCGACGCCGTCGAGGGCGTCCCTCAGCCCCTTGGTGGCGGCGATGTGGGTCTCCATCTCCTGACGGGCCCTGTTGAGCTCGCTGATGAGGATGGCGACGCCAGCGATGGCCGCGCCGAACATGATGGTCTTCGACATGCTGAGGGCGAGCTGCTCGAATATGAGCTTGGCCTTGGTGGCGCCCGTCATCGCGCCCGTGAGCGCGAGAACGGCCTCCTCGCCTCCTGCGGCGAACGCCGACTTGACCAGGGCGGTGGCGTTGAGGGTCTCGGCGGCCCACTTCTTGACGTTGATGACGGCCTCGGAGAAGGTCGCCTTCATCGACAGCAGGGGGCCGAGCGCCGTCGCGAAGCCGCCGAGCATGACGATGCTGGTCTTGGTGGACTGCCCGAGGCTTGAGAACCACGAGGACAGTCCTTCGAGGGCGCCTGAGACCGTCTTGATGATGGGCACGGCTCCCTCCCCGAGCTCGGAGAGGAATATCTGCCACATGTTCTTCATTATCTGAATCTGGCCCGAGAAGCCCTCGGCCTTCTTCGCGGCCTCGTTCGCGGCGTCGCCAGCCTCGCCCCACTGGTCCGAGATGCCGTTCCATGCGTTCTCGGACATCTGGAGGTTGTTGTCGAGGCCGTCGATGGTCTGCATGAGGCCCTCGATTGCCTGCTTCTGGCGGACGGACGTGATGCCGAACTGCTGTAGCACGGCGTCTGCGGAGCCGCCGGATGCCTCGATGCCGTTCAGGCCCTTGATGAAGGCCTCCATGGCGGCAGTCGGGTCGGAGTCCCACGTCTTAGCGAACTCGTCGGCGGTCATGCCAGCCACGTCGGCGATGCCTTGCAGCGAGCCCTTGGCCTCGTCCACCTTCGCCGTGATCTCGTCGAAGACCGCCGTCGGGTCGGTCTCCCAAGCCTGCGCGAACTCCTCCGCCGTCTGCCCCATGAGGTTGGAGAACACGACGAGCGAGCTGCCGCCCTCCTGCACGGCGGCGTCGATGGCGCCGAAGCTGGCGTCGATGGTGCCGCCCGCAGCCGCGACCGCCGTCTCGAAGAACGACATGGTCTTGGAGATTGCGGTGCCTGCGGCCTCGGCGTTCTGGCCCGTGCTGGCGATGGAGCTCGCCCACGCGAGCACGTCGGGCGCCGACATGCCGACGATTGCGCCCATAGCGCCGATGCGCTCGGCGATGTTGGCGATCTCGGTCTCGGTGGAGGCGCCGTTGTTGCCCAGTCGGACGAGGGCGTCGGAGAATCCGACGTAGTCCTCCTCGGTGAGGTGCAGGACGTTCGCGAGGTGGCCGAGCGCCGTCGCCGCGCCCTCCGTGTCGAGGTTGGTGGCGACGTCGATGTTGCTCACGACCTCGGCGAAGGTCTCAAGGTTCTCCACGGCCACGCCGAGCTCGCCGCCGATTGCCTCGATCTGGAGAATCTGGTCGGCGCTCGTGACGTGGGTGCGCGAGAAGTTGATGGCGGCCTCGCGCAGGTCCTCGAACTGCTCCTCGGTGGCGTCGACCGTCTTGCGCATGTCGCGATAGGCGGCGTCGACCGTCGAGCTGGCGTCGAGCATGCTGTAGCCGACGCCCGTCAGGAACGGCGTGAGCGTCGCTGAGAGGGTCATGCCGATGGACTTGAGCGTCGAGGGCTGGATGAGTCGGGCGTTGCCGAACTCCTCCATCGCCTCCTTGGCGCTCCTTGCGGCGTTCTCGGCGTCGGCCACGCCGAGCTCAAGCTCCTTGACCTTCTTGGTCGACTTCGCGAGGTTGTTCTCGGTATTCGCCGACTTGTAGGCCTTGGCGAGCTCCTCCTCCCTGTCCTTCGCGGCTTCGAGGTCGCCCTTCAACCTTTCGAGGCTGCTCCTGCACCCGGAGACCTCCTCGTCGAAGTTCTTGAACGCCTTGACCTCGCCAGTCTCCTCAAGCTTGCTGATGTCGGTCCTGAGCTTGCTCACCTCGGCCTTGGCGTTGCCCACTGCCGTCTCTGCGGACTTGACCTTCTGTTCCCAGACCCCGATTGCCTGCTGGTAGTCCCCCATTGCCTTTCGGGCGTCAACGACCTTGCTTCTGTTCTCCGCCATCAGGTCGTTGAACTGGCGTATCTGGTCGCGCGCGTATTGGACTTCGTCGGCACTGAGGCCTGGGCTGTGCATGTACGCCTGCCACTCGCCGAGCGACTTCTCAAACGCGCGGTACTCCGCGTCGAGCTGCTCGACGGCTGCGGTGGCCTCCTCGGCCTTGGTCGTGACCATGTGTAGCTGCACGCCTGCCGCCGCATGCGCGGACTCTTGCCTTATGACCTCCTCCTCGGCCTCAGCGAGCTGCGCGAGGGCCCTCTCGTACTTCTCGACTTCCTCGGTCATGCTCGCCGTCGCGGCGCTCTTGCCGAGCGTGGCGATGTGCTGCTCAAGCTTCGTGACCTGGTCGCTGAGGTTGCTGACGGTCGCCTGCGAGCTGCGCCAGTCCACCTCTGCCTGACGGGCGGCCTCTGCGGCCTCCTCAATCCACTTGGAGAGGTCTCGATGCTCGGCTACGGCTTCTGACACCTCGGAGGTGTCGAACAGGGAGAGCTGCCTGCGCAGCGTCTCCGCACGGTCCTCGGAGAGGTCGAGCTGCTCGCGGAGGTCGGAGAATCGCCGCACCGCGAGGTCGATGTTTCCGGGGTCGAGCTCAAGAGCGCGCTCCGTGCGCTCAAGGTCGTCGCCGACGCGCTCCGTCGCAGCGTCCACGGCGCGGAGCTGCGACTCAAGCTGCTGGAAGTCGGCGCCCCTTGAGACGTCGGTGACGTTGTCGCCGAGCTCGCGGATGGTGTTGGAGAGGCCGACTATCTCGGACTTGATGCGCTGGGCGTCGACGCCGAGCTGCTCGAACTGCAAGGCGTCGTCGAAGGCAGCCTTCTCCTGCTGCGCCTTGACGAACTCGCCGCGCATCTCGCGAACGGCCTCGACCACGTTGCCGTCAATCTCGACCGCGAGGTCGCGGGCCCGCGCGACCATGTCGTCGAGGCCGACGCCGCGCTCGAACATGTCGTGGAAGTCGAGCTGCTTGAGCTGCTTGACGCGCTCGATGTCCTCGGGGTTGATGACGTGGAGGTTGTCGCCGATGGACTCGCGGTACCTCTTGATCTCCCTGAGCTCGTCGACGAGCGCGCCGATGCCCGTCTTGGTGCTCATGAGCCGCTCTGCGGTCTCTTCGTCGATTCCCAGCGTGTCGCGCAGGAAGTCGACGCCCTTCTTGCGGGCGGCGCGGTTCCATATCTCATAGGCCTTCGCGAGGGTGTCGCGCAGCTCCACGAAGCGCTCGTCGGCCTGCTTGGCGCTGAGCGAGAGGTTGTCGGTCTCCTGCGCAATCTGCTGGACCGTCTTCGCCACGCCCTTTTCGGTAATGCCAGTCGACTTGGAGCCGAGCTGCTCCATGGCCTTCTGCACGAGCTGGGCCTTGACTTGCAGGCTCTCCATGCGCTGCCCCGTGAGGCGGATGCGCGTGTCGACGTTGCCGAGGCTCGTGGGGTCGAACTGCATGGCTCGGGTGACCTGACGGATTCGGCTCTGGAGCTCAGCCGCGCTCTTGGTCGATGACTTGAGCGCGTTGTTGAGGCTCGAAGTGTTACCGCCGATGCGAATCTCAAGACCAGCGTACTCGGCCATTGCGAATCACCTACCCAAGCATGTTACGTATGTCTTCCTGCGTCGCCATCGTTATCGACGCCTCCTCGCTCGGCTCCTCGTTCATGGCCGCGAGGTCGTAGATGACCTCTCCGTACGGGAGGGTCGCTAGGTCGGCTCGGGTGTACCCGAGCCTCATGGCCGCGAGGTACGCCTGCGTGAAAGGTAGGCGCGTCGTGGCCTTACTGTCCCTGCTGCTCCCTCGCTGCCTTAGCGAGTCGGGAGGACAGGGCACGAAAGGTGGCATCAATCTCGCGGGAGACGCACACGTGAAGGTCCGAGAAGTCGATGATGTCAGCCGCGTGGGAGGCGACGAACTCCTCGTAGTCGGGGGTCTGCGAGACCTTGTCGTTGAGGCCCGCGAGGTCGCCCGAGCGCAGCATCGCCCACGTGGCCCTCATGTCTGCGTCCCAGTCGATGCCGATGAGGGCCGAGAACGTCCCGTCTCCGCTGTCGCCCGTGTCCATCACGTCGTTGATGAGCGAGTGGTGCTTCGAGTTGGGGTCCTCCATGAAGGCCTGCTCGTAGAGCTTGATGGCGTACATGGAGCAGACGGCCACGTGCACGTCGTCCCCGTCTCCCCAGCGGAGGGGGTTGTGGACGCCGCGACCCGTCACGTTCTTGAACCTGATGAGCATGGTCAAACACTCCTGTCTGTGTCTGGGTATGCGAGAGGCCCCGCAGCGCAGTGACAGGATGCGCTACGGGGCCGTCTCAACGTGTTACTGATGCGCTGGTGCGCCTACGCCTTGGTAGGGGTCGGGACCGCCGTGTACCAGTTGGCGAACGCCGCAGCGGCCTCCTCGGCGGAGCCCTTGACGATGTTCTTGGTCACGCCGGTGCCGCCGAAGGTGAAGTCCTTGCCGATGGCGGTGAACTCCAGGTCCTGCGTGTCGGGGTTGGTGGAGTCGGACTTGGTGTTGGCGCTCGCGATGGCGCGCTGGGCGGAGCAGTTGAAGAAGACGTAGCGCTTCTTGTCGACGTCGCCCTCGACCTCGTACATGAGCGCGAAGGACTTGGGCGTCGCGTCGGCGACCTCGACCTGCATGCCGTTGTCGTCCACGACCTCGCCGAGGACGGCGACCTTGAAGGAGTCGGGGACGATGGCGAGGGTGAGCGTGCCCGTGTAGCCGCCGTTTGCGGCGGGGGTCACGTAGTAGGCGATGTTGTCGGCCCAGAAGGTCGTCGGGTCGCTGCCCTCGCGGTTGAGGTCGAGCGAGACGGCGCCGGGCAGGGCGACGGGGGTATCGTAGGTGCCGTCATCCTTGATGACGGCGTAGTAAGCCTTGGCGAGTCCGAATCGGACCTTGGAGAGTTCGGCCATGGTGGCCTCCTATTCTTCTCTGTAGTGGTAGGTGAAGTCGTACTGCTCGATGTGGCAGACCTCGGACTCGGACCAGATGCCCGTCTCGTCGGGGACGCACCCCAGCGAGACGATGGCGTCCCTGATCAGCGCCTCGGTCGCCGCATCGGACGACTTCTCGAAAAGCTCGACGTGGAATCGGGGAAGCGTGGCGTAGACGACGCCGTCGGCGATGAAGCCGCCGTCCGACTCCTCCGTGTAGACGAAGAAGGGCGGGGCTGGAGCCTTCTTGACGGGGTAGGCGTCCTGCCTTCCGGGGATGCCCGTGGCGAGGAGCGCCTGGTACACCTTGGACTTGGCGCTCATGACAGCTCCTTCGCTAGGTACTCGCCCAGATGCTCGCGGACGTAGCGGAAGGCGTAGTCTGCGGCGGGCCTGACGTGCGGGAAGGCCCTCGTGCGGCCACCGCCGCTCTTGGCGTGGCCCTTCTCCAGCAGGTGCGGGAGGCCAGGCTTCTTCGAGAAGATGTGGCCCTCGACGGAGCCTCCCTTGCGCAGCGTGCGGTAGGTGACGTGCTCGCCGTACTTCCAGTCGAAGCCAGCGGCGTTGCGCCGCCACTCGTCTCGGCCCTCGCGCACGGCGTCGTGGACCAGCTTGAACACCGCCTCCTCGGAGCCGTCGGCGATGCCGTCGAGGATGTCCCCGAGGACGGCGGCGAACTGGTCCTCCTCCACCCAGTAGTGCCTAGGCATTGTCGTTCCTCGCATGGGTTACGTAGGTGAGGACGGTGTTGTCGCCGCGCGCGCTCGAATAGCTGAGGTCGTACTCGCGCCCATGGTAGACGGCCTGCGTCTGGCCGTGGTAGTCGATGGTGCGGACCTCGACCTGCAACTCTGGCTTGGGGCCGAGCTGCGCAGCCGTCGCCCACGTCTCGATGCCGATGGTGCGCACGTTGCAGAAGACCTGCGTGTCGACGGGCTCGCCCTCGACCTCCGCGCCCTCGTCGTTGACCGTGATGTTGGCCTCGACGTCGCGGAGCAGGATGACGGAGTCCCACCTCATCAGTCGTACTCCCCATCGTCGTAGACGGCGTTGAAGCGGCTGTTGAGCATCGAGCACACCATGGAGTCGTAGGACTCCATGAAGCGCTCCGCCTCGTCGTTGTCCATAAGCACGTCGAACTTGACCCACGTGGCAATGGCCCGCTTCGCCTTGACGGGCAACGCGCTCTCGTCAATGTCTTCGAACGAAAATCCGCTCGCAAACGGGTCGGTTCCGAGCCACGTGGTTGACACGCCCTTGTTCGCCATGTCGAAGACGCATGCAGCGGCAGAGTCCATTATCTCTTGGTCGAGGGCATCGTGACTCACTCTCAGAGTCACCTTCAAATCATCGAGCAGAGCCACGATGCCCCCTTCCTATTCCGTTGTGTCTGCCTTGGGCTTCCGCGCGCGGGCCGTTCGCTTGGCGGGCGCCTTCGCGCGCTCCTCTGGGGTCACGGGGGCCGCGACCTCCACGCGGACGGCGCCCTCGGGGGCCTTGCCGTCCTCGAAGCGCCAGAAGACCCCGCGCCACTTGTACGTGCGCAGCATCACTAAGCCGCCACGGTGATGTCCACGAAGCCAGCGGGGATGCGGCACGCCAGCTTTTCCCTCACCTCGGCACGCACGGTCATCAAATTCTTAATAAAGTCATCGCTGTCCGTATTGGTTGCCTCGACGGTGACGCCCTCGGCCTTGGTGACCAGCGACGCGCAGGTGTCGAAGGCACCCACGACGATGTGGTTCGCGGTGAGCTGGTTGGAGAGGACGATGGGGAGGTTCCAGATGTTCTCGCCGTGCAGGGCAGCGAAGTAGCCGCCACCGTAGTAGCGGTTCTCGCCGTCCTTGCCGATGCGCAGGAGCTTCCAGACGTCGGGGGTCATGACGATGGCGTTGGCGGAGCGGCCAGAGTAGGTCACGACATCGGCGATGGCGTTGGCGATCTCGTCGGCGATGGCGACTGCGGTGCGGGTTACAGCGGTGGTGCCGCCGATGGTCTGGATGCCGGAGGTGCCGAGCAGGTCGGCGATGACCTTGCCCTGACGCTTGAAGTTCAGCGCGTAGAGCAGACGACCGTTGATGGCGCTGGCGAGGTAGCCGTAGTCGTCGATGTACTCGTCGGACTCCTTGATGTATGCCGCGATCTTCTCAAGCGTCACGGTCGTGGGGGTCGGGTCGGCGAAGTGGATGCGCGACTTGGCGGCACCCTCGGCGATGGAGTCGGCGATGGTACCCTCCATGGCGCCCTCGGTGAAGAACACGAGGGTGTTACCAGTGATGACCTCGCGGCCAAGGAGGTTCAGGACGCCCATGGACTCGCGGACGCCCTCGATGACGCTGGTGTCATAGGTGGTGATGGCCTGCGTGGCCTGAGCCACAGCCGGGGAGCCCTGCACGTCGGAGGCGGCGCGGGAGAACGGCGCGGCGACGACGTGGAAGGACTTGGCGTGTCCCTCGCGCTTAAGATGGTTGACGAAGTGCTCGCCGAGCGAGCGTGCCTGCTGTTCGGGCATGGTGGTTGCCTCCTCTGCGGGGGTGTTGACTGCGGCGGTCGCGACCGACTCGACGGTGCTGCCGCCTCCGTTGATGACGAGCTGGCGCTTCTCGGCGTTGAGGGCGGCGATGCTGGCGCGGTGCTCGTCCTCGGCCTTGTACAGGCTCATCTCGGAGTCGATGGACTCCATCTGCTCGACGGTGGCGTCCTCGGGCAGGTTGGCGGAGAGCTCAAGCACCTCCGCGCGGCGTGCGAGGTACTCCTCGCCGTCCATGCGGCGCAGCTCGACCGCGCCCATGGGGGTGAACTCGGAAATCAGCATCCAAGTCCTCCTTAGATTCGAAGTTGCAATGCCTTGGCCCTCATAGCCATGCGCTTACGTCTAAGCTCGTCGGCTCGTTGGGCCTCCAGCGCGCTTTGCAGTCGCTCCGCCGCAATCCTCTCGATCGCTCCGTCGAAATAGGAACGCGCACTAATCTCGGTGTTGGGGTCGGCCGGAAGGCTCACGGCGCTCACGTCGTAGATGCGGTCGACCTTGTGGATGATGGACGTGAGCTTGCGCTCGTCCTCGTCGTAGATTTCCTCAATCTCGTCCCAGTCGGGCATGAACGCCCACGACATGCGGGTGATGAGTCCCGCGTCGATGTCCTCGTACATGCCGCGCGAGCTCGACGTGCTGCCGAGGTCCGCCGCCATGAACAGGCCGTGGAGCTGCGGCTCGACGATGAGCGTGTCGTTGCTCATGCGGGCGAACACGCGCCCGTTGTGGTCGAACTGCATGATGACGTCGCCCATGTCGCAGTCGCGGAAGGCGTCGGGGTCGATGACCTCCCAATACTCCACGTCGCCGAACTTGTAGAGCATGTAGGGGTCGTTGAATGTGGAGGCGTAGCCCTCCACGTAGTAGTCGGAGTCGAAGCGCTTCTCGGCGCCCGTGGGGACGGGCGAGAGCGGCGCGAGCAGCGAGCGGTACTGGCGCTCGTGCGGCTTGGCTGGCATGTCTGCCTCCTTATACGTCCGTCTTCTCCACCGCGCCGTAGGCGTCGGCGTCGTTGTATATCTGGTCGTCGCCCCCGAGGTCGAAGTCGGGGTCGTCCACGGGGTCTGGCGTCGGCAGGCCCTCGCGCCCGCCCGACGAGAACACCACCGTGCCGCTCGTGTCCATCTGGAAGAACTCGCCGCGCACCATGAAGACGTCCATGCCCGGCAGCGCGGGCAGGTCGAGGATTCGCCTGCCCTCGTTGACCGTCATGATTCCGTAGGACGTCATGTCGCGGACGATGTTTCGCTTGGTTGCCGCGCTCACGAACTGGAGGCGGTCGGAGCCGAACCAGATGCGGTTCGGTGCGTCTGACTGGGTGACCATCCTGCGCGAGAAGCAGCTCTGCGTGAGGCCCTCGGAGAGGTGCAGGAAGAACGTCTCGACCTTGCCCTCGTAGTAGGAGTCCCACTTGGCCTCGTCGGCCTTGTTCTCAAGGATGTCCTCGTTGCAGCCGAAGTAGTAGAAGACGTGCTTGTCGATGCGCTCCATCTCGTCGGTCGAGATGGTGTAGGTGCTCGCCTTGACCTGCTGGATGTCGGCGAAGGTCGAGTCGTAGGTCATGAGCACGGTGTCGTTGTCGGTGAAGTTGCGCGCGTAGAACTCGTCGCGCTTGCGGCGCTGGTCCTCGGGCGCCACCTGCCCCACGATGCGACCGATGAACTTTATCTTGCTGCCCAGCTCCACGGCGTTGTTCTCGGCCTGCACCTGCCTGTCGAGCAGGTTCATGGTCGCCTGTAGGTTGTTGGGCGTGCCGAAGTAGTCGCTGAGGTACTGGTACTTGGAGATGCAGCAGACCTCGGACGCGGGGAACGCCATGCGCTCGCCCGTCCTCAGCGTGAAGCGGACCCACATCTCGCCGTCGACGTCCATGAGCTCGGTGTATTCGGGCTTGAGCGGGAACAGCCCGTCCGTGTAGCCGCGATCGTCGTAGGTCGGCACCACGAACGCCGTGCAGTCCACCTCGTAGATGGTCGCGAGCCTGTAGAGGAAGCGCGGCCACGTCATGTACGGGTTGGGCCAGCTACGGAACGCCTTGACCAGCTCTGGCCGTCCGCCGCCCGCGATGTGCGGCTCGCCCTTGGAGCAGGCGCTCGCGAAGGCGTGGATGCACGCCCGCGTGAGCTCCATCTCGTAGACGCCGCCGTTCCACGTCCTGAACGCGGGCGTGTACTCCGTGAGCGTCTGGAAGTAGGAGGTCGCGGCGTCCCTGGCGTCGGAGCGCCTCGTGAACCGACCGAGAATCTTGGAGATGAGTCCGTCGTTCGCCAAGTGCCACACCTCCGAACGGCATGAAAAAGGCCCCCGTCTCGGAGGCCTCCTGATAGTTATTCCACTGTATACAAATTAGCCGTTTAATCTGTAATTGTCAATATTTTTTTCTGATTATGCGTCTATGCGTATATTGGGCCGTCTCTATGCAATCCGATGAATACGGAGTTTCGGTGGAGTAGTCGGTTCGTGCATAAAATCGCCCTTTCTCTCCGTTACGCTCAGCGGCGTAGCGGAGCCGCGCCCGCGCCCAAGCGCTTGGGGCGCGCGCGAACGCGTCTCCACGCCGCTGGCGTCACGGATACCAAGAGAAATCCCAGTTTACGAACTTATCGCCGTTTGCATAAAATGGCGTTTTTTATTCAAACCGCAGGTAAACCAATGAGTTACACGGCCAGATGGGTTTTGTAACTCATCAAAACCGCAGGTCGTGGTATCCCACAAAATCGCGAGTTTTTGCATATTCGTCTGTATTTATGCATTTTCATGAGTTACAGGCCGAATCCATGCGAACCGATGGATAGGCCCCGCCCGCATATCCGCAGGTGGGGCCGTCAGTTACTAGGTGAGGATGGCCTTGTACTCGTCCTCGTGGCGCAGCAGGGCTATGTAGCCGTCGAGCTCGGCCATGAAGCCGTCTATCTTGTTGGCGCCCTTGCCCTCCTTCTTGTCGGGCAGGATGTTGAGGTTGGAGTCGTATATCGCCATCACGTTCATGCGGCACCAGCGGTTGATGGGGTGGGCGTCGTCCACGAACCTCCCCTGCTGGTAGTCAGCGCGGATGCGGTACATCGGGTCGGAGAGCGTCTTGGCGCCCTGGATGACCGCCTCGCAGCGCTCCTTGCCGACCATCTGCTCAAGGAGCTCGCGGTCGCCGCCGAGGATGTGCCAAGGGTCGTAGCCGATGGCGAAGGTGTACAGGCCATGCTCGTCCCTCAGCTCGTTGATGAACTCCGAGAGCACCGACACGGGCACGACGTTGCCGGGCACCACGCGCAGGAGCCCCTGGTCGTGCCACAGCCTGTAGGGCGCGTGGTCCTTGGTGGCCTTGTCGCCCTTGTCCTCCTGCGCGTCGAACTTGGACTCGGGCATCCAGTACATGCTCGTCTCGTAGATGTGCGGGTCGAAGACGGGCGCCTTGGTGACGGGGTCGCGCATGACGTTGCCGTCCTCGTCCCTCTCGGGCCGCATGCAGAGCACCTGCGCCGCCGCGAGGTCGACCGACTGGGCGTAGTCGAAGCCGATGACGCAGTAGCGGAAGCCCGCGTTCCAGAAGTCGAAGCGCTCGTCGCTGCCCGACTCCTCCCACGTGAGCCACGCCGAGGAGCTGTTCTGCGGGACGTTGAAGTCCTTGGTGAGCACCGTCGGGCGGAAGGTCGGCTCGTTGATGGCGCGCTGCACGAACCCTCGGAGGGTGTCGAGCGACTTGATGGTGCCGAGGCCGGGGTTTGCCTTGTACCAGCACTCCTCGTCGTGCATCCAGTCGTCGGTGCGGTCGAGCTCCCAGATGAACGGGATGAAGCGGTCGTCCTCTATCTCGCCGTCGAGCCAGCGGCTCGCGTAGGCGTACTGCGTGTCGTAGATGGAGTTGCGCACGAACCCCGCCGTCGTGATCTCGAACATGAGCGGCTGCCTGCGGGCCGACATGCCCTGCTTGACGTCGCTGTAGGGGCCGTCGGTCTTCCACGCGGCGATCTCGTCGCAGACCGCGCCGTGGACGTCGAGGC